ATGACAAGGTTGCCAAGGCGTCGGAGGTCGCAAAGCCCTCTCGCCCTTTCGATGAGCCGGAGGCCCCCAAGTTTAAGGGGTACACGTTCGACGAGGAAACCGGCGAGCTGACACCGCTCGGCGAGGCCAAGTTTGACGCTGCTCCCGAGCCCGGCAAGCCCGATCCCGCCCTGTACGAATTTCTGGACATTGACGCCATGAGGCTGCTTCCCAAGCCCGTCTACCTGATCGAGGGCATCGCCATCGAAGAGGCCCTCGGCTTCGTCTTCGGCCCGCCGGGCTGCGGCAAGAGCTTCCTGACTATCGGCATGGCCCTGTCTATCGCCGCCTTCGTCGGCCAGTGGTTTAGCCACGACATCAAAAAGGGCGGGCCGGTGATCTACATCTCGTCCGAGGGCACGGGCGACATGGTCAACCGCATAGACGCATGGGAGAAGGAGGTAGGGATCAAGGCCTCCGGGCTACCCTTCTACCTGATCCGGCAGAGCATCAACTTCATGCTCGCGTCCGACGTGGATAGGCTGATCAAGACCGTGGCCGCCATCACGAAGCTGACGGGGAAGTCGCCGGTCGCGATCTTCGTGGACACGGTGAGCCGCGTGCTGCCGGGGGCCGATGAGAACCTCCAGAAGGACATGACGCTCTTCATCATGGCGTGCGACATCCTGCGGACAACCTTCCACGCCACAGTCATTGGCGTCCACCACACAAGCCGTGCGGGCAACATGCGCGGCTCGACCGTCTTCGACGGCGCTGGCGACTTCCTGCTCGGCATTGAGCGCGAGGAGGGCCAGACCATTGGCAACATCCACGCTAAGAAGATCAAGTCGGCGCGCGACGGCTGGGATCTGCCCTTCGAGCTGAAGACGGTCGCCGTGAACGACATCACGGGCGAGAGCAGCCTCGTCGCCATACCGTGCGAGACGCCCGAGAAGAAGGCCAGCACATGGCCGCCGAGGGATGCCTGCAAGAAGATCCTTCAAGCGATCAGCACTGCGTGGCACAGCGGCAAGCCGTGGTCGCCATACCCCCAGACCCGCAAGCAGGGCAGGTACGCCGCCTCGATCATCAAGCAGCAGTTCGACGTGTCCGAAAAGGTCGCAGAGAACATGATCGACACTTGGCTCAACAACCAGATTTTGTCCTACGAAATGGCCGACAAGCACGCCAAAATGCAGGGCCTCAAGGTCACCGGGAGTATCGACTAATGATCAGCACACGCCGCGCCTTCCTGACGGGGCTGGTTTCCCTTGTCGCGTCACCAGCCATTGTCCGTGCATCGAGCCTGATGCCGGTCAAGATCATCGAGCCGGAGATCATTCAGATCAGCTATGGCATCACCCGCGTGGACGTCGCCCGCACGGGTGGCGGGGTCTGCTTGAGCAGGATAAGTGAACTCCTTCTTCCGGGGTTGAGGAAAATCGTTCTCGATGACGAAAAATACACCAAGCAATGGGAGGAGACCTTCAGATGACCCGCCGCGCACAGTCATCAAAGCGCCGGTGGATTGCCCGCGCCAAGGCCGGGAAGTGGGTGCCCAAGGAGGTCGTTTTCCACCTCGACCGGGAGTGGGATTGGTTCGAAAGGTGGGAGCCCCACCCCACCGAAAGGGGCTTCATGAGGCTGCGAAGTTCTGCGGAGGACGTGCGGAGAGGCTGCGGAGGCAGCATTTTAGACCAAAAATGAAGCGGAGATCAGCGTAGGATGAAAAAGAAAGTCCAATGAAATCAATGCGGAGTTTTGCGAAGGTTGCGTAGGTTGACTTACGCAAGTCGGAGGTCAATGGGGTAAAACTACTCTGTAGGTTTAGTTCCGCGGGGGGAACGGGAGGCGGTAACGTGCGCGGAATTGCCCTGCGCTTCGCTCCGGGCGCATCCGCCCCACGGGTAGGTTTAGGATTGACGTAAGTCTTGCGGATGTATTATAGTTCCGATGTTTTATGGGAGGATCAACACATGGACGATTTCGTTGTGGTGGGCGGGCGTCAGTACAAGCTGACGCCGGGCCAACTTGATGTTGCCCGAAGTGGCAATTGGTCTTTGGTCAGGTCAACGCAGTCGGTCTGCGGCAGGTGGCAGAACTACAAGCTCTACCGGGATTTGGCATTGGCACCGAAGAAGGTCTTCTACTTGTCCTTTGATCGGGTGACGAACGAGATGTGGAACACGCACGACGCCATGATTTTGCAGGAGCACTACGAGGGGATGGCCGCTTGGGTGGTCAATGCGATCAGCGGCAGGGTCGGAAGCGCCCCCAAGTTTGCTGCGCTCAACGGCAGGCGCAGGGTGCGGTCAAATGCTGAGAACCTATTGTGTGATGAGGGTCTTGTGTCCGGCGTTCTGAAGGCAATCGATGATCGGTGGGTGGAAGGCAACCCGCTGTCCCCATACCCGCAAACGGCAGCAACTGGAAGGTACGCCCCCAAGGTCATATCGAAGACTTTGAGGGCCACGCAGAGGGACATAGATGCGATTGTGGATGCCTTGTTGGTGAGGGGCGACATTGAGCTTGTAGTGTTTAACCAGCGCATGAAGACCAAGGGCCTGCGGGTCGTGAAAATGATGGAGATGGATAATGGCTAAGGCAGCGAAACCAGCGAAGCGGGTGAAGACGACCGACGTGCAGGGGTACGCCTTCGGTGTCCCGATCACCGGCAAGACGAACGACTTCCCGAGGTGGCACGAGACGCCCGGCATGTTCATCGCCGGGCAGGAGGAGATCGACGAGGTGGATCTCGTCGCGTCGGAAATGGAGCGCAAGTGGGGCTGCGACCGGCTGCGGCTGGTGGTCCCGAAGGAGCTGCGGGAGAAGTTCGACCGGCAGCGTTACAAGCTCAACCAAGCGATCTGGCACGGCGACTTGGAGGCCGTGAAGACCGAGGCCCAGCGCATGGTCAAGGCGTGGCGTGCGCTGGACAAGGCCGCGACCGAGGACGGCAGGAACCAAGCCTCGCCGGAGGTGTGGGAGACCACACTAAGCAATGGCACCGTCGCGGTGATCACTTGGGACTGGACGGACGCGGCCCTCTTCGAGGCCCAGCGCAATGGCAGGAAGGCGGAGGTCTACACGCTGGCCGAGATTGGCAGGATGATTGAGGCATTCCCGGGCGTCATGAGGGCCAAGACGCTTTTCCCTGGGACTGAGGTCACGGCAGTCAGGGGCCCGGATCGGGATCCCATGAGGGCCATCCCGGACAGCGTTTCGCCGATTGACGACGTCCTGCCTTGGGATGACTGCAGGGACTGGAAATAAGGGGTCTGAGGTGGGCAAGACGGAAAGGGCCGCTAGGGTGATACCCCAGCGGCCCTTAAATCGTCTCAGTGGCGTTCTAACAGTTTATGCGAATTGCGCCACCGGCTGTTGGAACTTGGCGACCTGATCGGCCACCCAGCCCATGTCGATGTCGCCGGTCGCCATGCCGGTGAGCAGGATGGCGGTGGCCTGCGGCACCGGGTTCTTGCCCACCCTCCAGAACTGGATGGCGCGCATGGTGTTGCCTGTGATCATTGCGACGTCGCTGTTGTTCAGGCCCAGCGAGGCGCAGACGTCTTCGAACTCGTCGGGGGTCACTGATCGTCCCCCTTCATGCGCGGAAATAGACTGAGCGCGACTTTCATCGTCATCAGGGTCGAGATCATGTCGGTGATCATCTCATAGTCGAGGTAGACGCCAATTGCGGTGCGCTCCTCGGCATTCCTGACGCGCAAGAGGGCGTCCCCGTTTTTGAGGCCGACGATCTGAACCTGATCGCCGTCTCGGTCCTCGCCTTCATACAAGAGGGTCTGGTTGCTTTCCATTTCCATGTGTTTTCCTTTCGGTGGGGGAAAGTGGGTGGGGCTATTCCCCACCCGTGATGATCAGGCCGCCTTGGCGACCTTCTTGGCCTTGATGCGGACGACCGGGTATGCGGTGCCTTCCTTCTTGCAGGACGCGAGCTGCTCCTTGGTGATGAGCTGGAGGAGGGCCTTCTCGTCGAGGGTCGTGCGTGCCTGCACGGCGACGTCGAGGTCGGCGGTCTCGCCTTCGAGGAAGCCGTAGCCGCCAACGATGGCGATGACGTCGTCCTTGGCCTGCTTGAGGATGGCCTCGGCGGCCTCAACCTGTGCCTTGGCTGCGAGGTAGACTTCGACGGCTGCGATGGTGTTGGTCATATCGATCTCCATAAAGTTGCGGTCTCAAGCGACCGTGAACATTCTTCGCATGAAGAAAATTCACGGTCAAGAACTTATTTCAGCGCCCGTAATAATCGTCGAGGCATGCCTCTTCGAGGCAGCCGGACTTCTCAAGCGTCAGGGCGATCTTGTTGTGCGCGTCGCTTTCGCGCTGCAAGACGACGGTGGTGATGGCCCCATTCTCATCGACCAGCTCGGCCTCGACCGGGCCGAAGCCGTCGATGATGGCGGAGGGCCAGAAGATGCCGACGCTGGCATCGACGGGGTCGATGACGTACTCAACCGGGATCACGCCGCCCGCAGTGTAGGTGTAGCCGTTGACGGTGACTTCGATGTCGTCGAAAGCGTATTCGATGGTGTTGGTCATATCGATCTCCATAAGCTGCGGTCATCAGCGACCGTTCAATAGGTGTATGCGAACTAAATTCGCGTGTCAACCGCCCTCTGAAAGATTTTTGAAAAAAGATTTAGAGGGGCCGAGGCCCCCGGTAGGGTCAGATGATGGCGCGCGAGCGGTTGGCGAGGTGGTAGGCGTAGGTGGCCTCGTAGACGAGGTTGCGGCCCTGCTTCAGGGGGCCGGTGTAGAGGCAGGCGAACTGGCGGCCACGCTCATATTTCCATTGGTCGGAGGCGTTGCTGCGGAATGCCTCGGGGTCGAGGGGCACGCCCCGCTGGACCTCTGAGAAGCCGCGCAGGAAAGACTTGGCGCGCATGACGGCACCGACGGTGGTGAGCTTGGTTTTGACTTGGGACATATCAATCTCCATAGGGGTAGAGGGTGGGAGGGGCCCCGAAGGGCCCCGGTAGGTCAAAGGGTGAACTCGTTGGCGCGAAGGAAGGCGACCTCTTCTGCGGTGGCCATGCACACGGCCATCGTGTGGCGGTTGAGGTAGGTCTGGAGCTTGGCGCGGTTGCTGGGGGTCGGGAGGGCGCGGAAGGCGTTGAGCAGCTTGGTCATGTCGATCTCCATAAGTGCCGGTCAGCAGCGACCGTGATTTGTTATATCGCGAACTTTATTCACCTGTCAATCGTCATCCGACATTATTTTTAACGCCAGCTCCTCGAACTCGTCATACATCCGGCTGACCGCATTGTACCTCTCGGCGAAGGCGTCCCGCGCCTGATTGCTCGCGTCTGGGCCTTGGGGATAGTAGTCCCGGCCATTCGGTGTCGCGCGCCGCATGACCCGAAGCAATTCGCGTGTCGCGTTCAAAATTTCTTCTTGTTGCTCAAGAAGATCTTCTTTGTGTGTGCCGTTCAGGTGGATGGTGGGCGTCAGCATCTTGGTCATGTCGATCTCCATGCGGTTAAGGGTGGTAGGGGGCCGAAGCCCCCTCTAAAGGATTAGGCGGAGAGTTTGAGGTCGAAGGGCTCGATGCAGATCACGCGGCCATGCTTGTCGATGCCGTCGTAGCAGCCGGGGTGAGCCTCATCGACTTCGAGGTAGAGCGCGCCGAGCTTGGCAGCGAACTGGAGGGCCTCGTCCTCGGTGTCGAGCGCGATGAGGAAGGAGTGGCCCGCAGAGAGGTTGGAGTAGTAAACCTTGAACATATCAATCTCCATGAGGTTGGGGATGGTAGCAGAGGGGCATCAGCCCCTCCGGCGCTTGGCGACCTCGACGGTGTAGGCGTCGAACTCTGCGTAGAGCTTGGCGACATATGGGTCGCTGGTCGGCTTGTCGCGGTGGCACTGAAGGGCCTCGCTGATGTCGCGGATGGCGTAGAGGAGCGAGGCGGTGTCGAGGTGCTTGGCGCGGGTGGTGTAATAAGCGAGGGTCATATCGATCTCCATAAGTGCCGGTCAGCAGCGACCGTGATTTCTTTGTACGCGAACTAAATTCGCATGTAAACCCCCTATCGAAAGATTTTTGAAAAAAGATCGCTTTTCTTTTGCGCTTGACGCTGTCCCGAAATTGATGGATGCTCCTCGCGCAATCTTTTGCATGAGGGATCCTGATGACCAACAATCAACTGAAGGCGTTCGTTGAACGCATCGAGCGGCTTGAAGGCGAAAAAGCATCTATCGCCGACGACATCAAAGAAATCTACGCCGAGGCCAAGGGCACCGGCTTCGACCCGAAAATCGTGAAGAAGGTGATCGCCATCCGCAAGCGTTCGAGAGACGAGGTCGATGAGGAGCAGGCCCTGATCGACACGTACATGAGCGCGGTCGGCATGCTCGCCGACACTCCCTTCAAACGCGAGGTCGCACGCATCGTCGTCGCGGCGATGGATCAGGAGACTGACCAGTGAGGCGCGGTTTCGACGCGAAGGCGTCGCCCAAGGGCCTCACGCCCGACCAGAAAATGACCGCCGCGTGGGCCTACCACGTCAAGGGCGTCGATCAGCACACGCTGGCGGCGATCTATGGCGTCAATCAGGGCCGCGTCGCCGAGGCGTGCAAGGCGGTCTCGATCGCCATCGAGAAGGACACTCATGCCGCCCCGCAAGAAGGCTGACGCCCCACCCGCAGAAGTCGTCCCGACTGAGCCCGCTCGCTCGGTCGGGAGGCCGTCCACATACTCGCCCGAGATCGCTGACGCTATCTGCGAGCAGATGATCGCCGGGCGCGACTTGGTCGATATCTGCAAGGATGAGGACATGCCGAGCCGCTCGACCGTCTATCGGTGGATGTCGTCTCACCCGCATTTCGAGACACAATGCGCGCGCGCGCGAGAGGGCATGGCGGACTTCGAACTGCACGAGTTGAAGTTGCTCGCCAACAAATGCACCGAGACGAACGTCAACTCCACGCGCGTGATGTTGAACCACCACCAGTGGAGATTGATGAAGATCGCGCCGCGCACATACGGCGACCGGACGCAGACGGCGCTGACCGGCGCTGATGGCGGGCCGATCAGGATCGCCGCCACGACCATCGACGCGCGCCAGCTTGAGCCGGAGGCGCGCGACGCACTGAAGCAGGCCCTATTCGCGGCCAAACGATTAGCAGCAGGAGATTGATATGACACAGATCCAAGAAGAATGGTTCAACACGCGCGCCTACCGCACGCTGCGCAATGAGGGAATTGAGACGCTGGAGGAGATGGCTGCCTATGGCATCCGTCCGATGCTGCGTATTTTCAATGTCGGCGAACATACGATTGCAAACATGCGCGAAGTGTTGACGCAGCATGGTCTGCAATTCATTGACGAAAACAGTCGTAGCGTGGTTCTTCACCGCGAGCGCAACGACCGGCGCAACCGCCGGTATCTTGAACACAAGCGCGCCCTGAAGGCGCAGGCAAAAGATCTCAAGGAGACACCATGCCCGACAACCTTATCCGCGCCATCCTCGTCCTCGCCTCGCCGCTGCTGATCGTCTACGCTATCGTGCTCGGCTCATGCCACGCCCTTGTCTCGGCCTTCGAGGAGTTCAGGGCCGCGTGGCGGGATCCGCAGAGCACACACCTCGGCGACTTCAATCTTTGGAAGTGACGCCCGCATCGGGCCGTACATTCCCCCGTCACACAACTTGTGATACACTGTCACAATGACTGGCGGGAGCAGATACGATGGTATTAAGCCCGGCGGAGCTGCACGCTCTGATATTACAGATGGGCGGCACCAGCCGGGCCGCCTATCACCTCGGTCGCAACGAGAGCTCGCTGCGCTACGCCCTGCGCCGAAATAAGCCCCTGCGTGTCTCGCCAGCCGTCGCCCGCGTCGCCGGGCTGGAGGAGGAGAACCGCCTCCTCCGCCTCGTATCCAAATCCACCGACGGACCCGCCAAGCCCCGCATCATACCCGGCAAGGCCTCGCAGCCGACCGTCGTCATCGCCATCGGCGACAGCCACGACCAGCCCGACATCTCGAAGGATCGCTTCCGGTGGATCGGAAAACATATTGCCGCCAACCCGCCCGACCGCATCGTCCACATCGGAGACTTCGCGTCGTGGGACAGTGTCTCAACGCACGAGGAGAAGGGCAGCGCGGGGCACGCGGCACGTCCAAGCTTTAAGCATGACCTTGAGAGCTGCGAGGAGGCAATGTGCGCCCTGTACAAGGAAATCGACCACCTCGACATTCCGCAAGACATGACGGCGGGAAACCACGAAGACCGCATTCTGCGGTTCGAAAACCGCACGCCGGAAACCGTCGGCACCCTGTGGGCGCAGGTCGAGGAGATGGCGTCGAGGTATCGGTGGCGGATCCAGCCCTATGGTCAGTGGCTGATGATCGACAGGGTCGGCTTCATCCACGTCCCGATGAACATCATGGGGAGGCCATACGGCGGCCAGCAGAGCGAGAACCAGATTGCGAACCACTCGACCCACTCCGTGGTCTTTGGGCATACGCACCGTCAAACTTTTCGTAAGACCCCCAAGATCGGCGTCAACAACAGCATTGAAGTCATGAACCTCGGCTCGTCGATGCCCGACGGCTACATCGCCAAATACGCGGGCACCGCCACCACGGGCTGGAGTTACGGCATCTGCGAGCTATATATACAGGGCGGCCACGTCGTCCAATATCGCCACATCAGCATGCGTCAGCTCGAACAGCAGTACGGAGGGTGACATGGACTTTGAGGACGACGAAGACGTCTCCACCAGCGAAATTCTCGCGCCAGAGCTGTTCTTTGACATCGTGGCGCAGCGTGCTATCGCGTTCGTGCATGTCGCGCGCTTCGCTGAGACTGCCCTCGACGAGCGCGTTCAGGAGCTGACGTTCCAGATGATGAGCAAGCTCTGCCTGTCCATTCGAACGCCGTCCACGGCGGACCTCAAGGTAATAGATTGACCAGCCACATCCTCAACCTCGACGGGCAGATCATCGACATCGACAAGCAGTTGATGGAGATCTCGCGCGCCGAGTGCGAGGAGGATCTCGCCATGTTCGTCAGGCAGGCGTGGCACGTCATCGAGCCGGGCCAGCCGTACATCCACGGGTGGCACATCGACTTCCTGTGCGAGCACCTGACCGCAATCACAGACGGCGTCGAGCTGGACAGCGGCGCGCTCTACAACCGCCTGCTGATCAACGTCCCGCCGGGAACCATGAAGTCGCTCCTTGTGGGCGTCTTCTGGCCCGCGTGGGAGTGGGGCCCGCGCAACTTGCCGCACCACCGCTTCGTCTGCGCCAGCCACAGCCTCGACCTCTCGATCCGCGACGGCCTGCGCATGCGCCGCCTCGTCACGTCCGAGTGGTATCAGGAGCGGTGGGGCGACAGGGTCGCGTTGACCGGCGACCAGAACCAGAAGACCAAGTTCGAGAACACGAGCACCGGCTTCCGGCAGGCAGCGGCCTCCGGCTCAATCACCGGCGCTCGTGGCGACCGCGTCGTCATCGACGACCCGCACAGCGTGGACGGCGCGAACTCCGACGCCATGCGCGACACGACCGTGCAATGGTTCAAGGAGGCTGTCCCGACCCGCCTCAACAATCCAGACCGCTCGGCCATCGTCGTCGTCATGCAGCGCCTGCATCAGGGCGACGTCAGTGGCGTCATCCTCGACGAGCAGCTCGGCTATGACCACATTATGCTGCCGATGGAATATGATCCGACGCGCGCCACCCCGACCCTGCTCGGCCTTGAGGATCCCCGCACCGAAGACAGCGAACTGCTCTTTCCCGAGCGGTTCAGCGCCGCCGTCGTCGAGCGCGACAAGAAGGTCATGGGCCCCTACGCCGCAGCCGGTCAGTTCCAGCAGGAGCCAACGCCACGCGGCGGCGGCATCATCAAGCCCGACTGGTGGGAGACGTGGGTCGAGGAGGGCTGGCCGCCGATTGACTACGTCGTCGCCAGCCTCGACACCGCCTACACGACGAAGACCGAGAACGACTACAGCGCGCTGACGATCTGGGGCATCTTCTCGGGCGACATCAACAACCGCGCCGACAACTTCGTCAGCGCCCGCAGCA